ATACATTTACTTTTAACAGCACTTCAGCAATCACTTCAATTGATATTGCTAGAGATGGCGGTTCAGCCACTTTATCTAATGCAACAGACACTTCTATTAGATTGTATGGTATCTCATAATGACTAAATTAATTGTAAATGTAGAAACAGGCGAAGAAACATTAAGAGAACTTAATGATGAAGAATTGAAGCAGATGGAAATTGATGCTGCCAATTCATTAACAAGACAAGCCGAAGCGGAAGCAAAGGCAGCAGAACGCCAAGCCATTCTTGATCGCATCGGATTAACTGCCGATGAATTAAAAACAATACTTGGCTAATGAAGCCTTGGTTATCTAAAGCTGCCAATACGCTTCGCGACCAAATAAATGAAACATGGTTGGATCGCGATAAGCGAAGTGATGGGTGGATTGGTGATTCTAAACATGCACTACGAGCAACCAAATCGGATCACAACCCAAGACCCGATACAGGAGAAGTTTGTGCGCTCGATATTGACGCTGGCTTATCTAACGAGCAAGGGATTAGTTATGCTTTGGCAGATCAGCTTCGACTCACAGCAAAAAAAGATAAGCGTATATCTTACATAATCTTTAGTAAGAAAATCTGCTCAAATAAGTCATTATGGCGATGGGTCAAATATCGCGGCATCAACCCACATGATAAGCACATTCACATCTCTTTTAAACCAAATCAAAATGGCAAAAAGTTCGACATCCCACTACTGAAAGGCAATTAATGAAACTCACCAAAAAACACAAAGCAGCAATTAAGTCATATTTGAGAGCTGTGGCAGCTAGTGGAATCACAGTAGCCTTAGCAATAGTGGCTGACATTCATCCAGCCTATGCAACTATGCTTGGTGCGATTGTTGCGCCTATTGCCAAAGCGTTAGATCCAAAGTCAGGGAGCGAAGCTGATTACGGAATTAATGCTTCATGACCGCAAACGAATGGGTTGGCATAGCCGTTGGCGTATGCGCCGTATCAACAAGTTTATTACTGGGTCTGCGCTGGGTTATTAAATCTTATTTGCAAGAACTAAAACCTAATAGCGGAAGTTCAATGAAAGATCAAATTACTAGACTTGAGTCGCGTGTTGATGATCTGTTCGTCTTAATTAGTAAGCGATAATTTCTGTCATGGCGAACACACGAAAGCGAACAACACGAAAAAAGGTAAATCGTCGTCGAGTTCGCCACACTCCTGAAATAAGCAAATTAGACATGTTCTATATTGCAAAGCATGAAATGTTTAAGGCTGCACGCAAGGCTGGTTTCTCAGAGGGCGTTGCACTTTATCTAATGGATAATCCTGAATCAATGCCTGACTGGATCGTAGGCGATAAGGGAATCATCCCAGTTATTCCAACTCCAGATGAGGATGAAGATTAAGCGATACTTGGTTATTTCGGATTTACAAATCCCATACCACCATGAAGTAGCTGTAAAGAATGTAATTAAGTTAGCCAAACGAGAGAGGTTTGATAGTGTCCTTTGCGTTGGCGATGAAATTGATTTTCAAACTATTAGCCGATGGGCTGAGAAAACACCTTTGGCTTATCAGCAAACCCTTGACGATGATCGCAAGGCGACTCAAGATATTCTTTGGGCTCTAACTGAGCATTCAAAAGAAGCTCACATAATTAGATCAAATCACACAGATAGACTTTACAACACACTTTTAAAAGTGCCGGGCTTAATTAGCCTGCCTGAATTGCAATACGCCAAATTCATGCAGTTTGATGATTTAGGTATAACTTTCCATAAGCAATTCTATGAATTTGAAAAGGGCTGGATCTTGGCTCATGGCGATGAAGGCAACATGAATCCTAACGCTGGACAGACTGCCCTAAATCTTGCCAAAAAGGCCGGTAAGAGCGTGGTTTGTGGTCATACCCATAGGCTAGGTATGTCAGCCTACTCAGAGGGGCTCTACGGGGCTTACAGACCCCTTTACGGGCTAGAAACCGGCAATCTCATGAATAGGGCAAAGGCTAGTTACACAAAAGGACTTGCAAATTGGCAAATGGGCATAGTTGTATTGGAATGGAATGGGAAGAATATGACCCCAACCATGATTCCAATTAACAAAGATGGCAGCTTTACTTATAATAGGAAGTCTTATGGGTCTTGAAACCGATTATAAAGATAGGTCGATTGATGACCATATCGATGATTTTGAGGATCTTGGCGTTATCTAATCGTTATAAAACACGCCGTAAGTAGTTAACCAACTGTCCTTGCTTTAAGTCATACTTTCTGTATCAGACATCCGTCTGGTATTAGGGAGCGAACATGGAAGTTGTAGGTTACGGATTTATTATCGGTTGTATTCTGGGATTAGCTTTATATTTCTGGGATGAACACCGCAAACAAGAAATTTACGATAATGGCTATTATGCCGGAAGAGCTGCTGGATGGCGTGCTTCATTAGATCATCAAGAAAAACTTAGGAAGTTAAAGTCAGATCAGGTGTTTGATTATGACAAAAACTGAGGATCTATTAAATGAAGTCATTGCTACGATCCAAGAGCGCGGAAGTGTCTATGGACATCCGTACTATAATCACAAAAGAATTGCTGGATTGTGGAGTGCATATCTTGATTTCCCAATCACACCACACCAAGCTGCTTTATGTATGGCGTTGGTCAAGGTTTCTAGGCTTACTGAAACTCCAGATCATTACGACTCAGTTAAAGACTTTATCGCCTACGGAGCTATCTATCGGACAGTGCTCGAAGCAGTCCAAGACCAAGATTTTGAATGGAAGGAATAATGTTTAACTTAGAGAATTATGAAACAGTAGAATCGAGATTGGAAAAATGGCATGAGAAATACCCTGATAATCGTATCGAGACTGAACTCATTGAAGCGACTGAAAAGCGGTTCGTTGTATTCGCCAAGATCTTTAAGACTGAAGCAGATCCTAAGCCATGTGCAACTGGGCTCGCATTTGAGGTCATTACGGAGAAGGGTGTTAATAGCACATCTGCATTGGAGAATTGTGAAACTTCAGCGATCGGTCGTGCGCTCGCAAATGCTGGTTTCGCAGCTAAAGGCAAACGCGCTTCACGAGAGGAAATGGCTAAGGTAAATAATGCCGAGCCGAATCAATACGAAAAGAAATTACAGGAAAGGCGATACGGAGCGCCGGGAACTAAATCAGCAGCAATTGAAGATGCACTTAGAGCTTCATTTGCAGTAGAGAATAAAGTCGATGATCCGCAACAATGGTCTTTATCTGAAGCTGTTGATGCGATTGGTAAATCAACACCAAATCCACCCCCTGAGTGTGAGCATGGCATGATCTTAAAACAAGGCGTATCTAAAGGCGGTAAGCCATATTATGGATATGTCTGCAAGGGATCTAACAAAGACCATGCTATCTGGGCAAAAATGACTGCTAAGGGATCTTGGTATTTTGAAGGTGTTCAATAATGGAAAAGTTGATAATTAAAGAACATTACATTAATGACGAAGGCAGATTTATGCTAACTCATGATGATAGATTAATAAAAATTGTTCATTGTGAATGCAAGCCTTGTGATGCTCATAATAATGGGGTTCAATAATGGGATACATAGCCTTCATTAATGGATCAGGCTTTACAGTTGAAATAGATGATGATGGTGCTCATATTGTCAAATCCGTCATTACATGCGAAATGTGTGGGGACGATCGGGTGTTTAAGAATGGCACTTGCTTTGTCTGTTCAGAGTTAATCAAACATGACTAGCTTTAAATGTAATGGCTGCGCTCGCAAGACTGAGTTCCTATGGCTTGATGCGATAGACATGCCAGATGGATTCAAGGTATATCAATGTATGGATTGCGGATGCGTAGGAGTTAAAAATATAACTGAGCAGATAGATCGAATACCGGACACAAAGATAAGCAGGTGTAAAAGTTGTGGGGCTTGGCAGTTCGAAGCTAAACCCTGTCATACTTGCTTACTGATTGGAGAATATGATGCCAACATATGAATACAGCTGTAAAGAATGCGGCACTTATGGATCAGTCCATCGAACCTACAAAGAGGATGATGGAGGTATGAATTGTCCTAAATGTGGGCTAGACATGACAAGAATCTACTCAACAGTAGGGTTAGTCTTTAAGGGTGATGGATGGGCTGGAAAGACTAAATGAGTGAGTCAGGTTATTCAGACACTTGGTTAGATGAGGATGATTTCAGGATAGTGACATGCCGTCTGACCTGCGGTTTTGCTAGATGATTTGGAGGCGTATGCTACCCTTAAACGCAAATTCGCTTTCAGAGCGAAAGGGCGAGCCCCACAGGGGTCAGCTCGCAAGGTTTGGTTTGGTGATATCTCTGTCCTTAGGCCTGACAGTAGCCTTTCAAAAGAATGATTCCGTAGCTGATAAACCAAGAATTACACACTTTAAGCAATATGCTTTTATTAAGTTACAACATGACTTCAAAGAATTCTATTGTCTTGATGAGTTATGGTTTAGAGAAAGCCGTTGGAATCATGAAGCAAAGAATAAACGATCAAGTGCATTTGGTATTCCACAGATACTAGGATTAAAAGAAAAAGATCCATTTAAGCAAATAGATAAAGGACTTGGTTATATTAAACACAGGCATTCAACTCCATGTCATGCGCTCGCATTCCATGATCGTAAAGGTTGGTATTAGTGAGTAGATCAGCTTTAAGAGATAGTGGTAGCACTAGACAATGGCGAAGCATACGAGAAAGAATACTTAGACGCGATGGTTACATCTGTCAGTATTGTGCACAAGAAGCCAGTACAGTAGATCATGTAATACCTAGACGCTTAGGCGGATTAGATACAGATGATAATTTAGTAGCTGCATGTTCTAAATGTAATTATTCGAAGGGTGGGCGGTTTTTTGTGAGCAAGAGAACACCACCGACCCCCCTTTCCTTTTCTAACCCACAAAACACCTCGATCGCTCACGATCAGACCGGATCGCTTTGATCAACTTTGAAAAAGAATTGATCGACTCGATTCAGGCTCAATCAGAATTAGGGGGTGTGAAAACACCGCGTATTCACTCTCCTTTGAATGATTTGCCGTCTAAAGGTCAGGAAATGATTGACTTTGCAGCTGAGATTGGTATCCCGTTGATGGATTGGCAAAAGTTTGTGGCTATTCATGGACATAAGGTTAAGCCGGATGGTCGCTGGCATCATTCTGAGGCTGGATTATTGATCGCTCGCCAAAATGGTAAGTCCACATTTATGATGCTTAGGATTTTAACTGGCATGTATGTATGGGGCGAGAACTTACAGCTATCCTCAGCTCATAGACTTACGACCTCACTTGAAACCTTTAGGCAGATGGTGTCGCTAATTGAGGGTAATGATAAATTAGCAAGTGAAGTAAAAAAGATTAGATGGCAACATGGTGCTGAGGAAATGGAATTAAAGGGCGGTCGCAGGTTTGTGG